TAATTTCTTTAGGTACTCCTAGCTTCTCTGCTTTAGTAGATACATTATTGATTATACTTGTTAGACCTTCAGCAAACTTACCAGTAGATGTTTCTTCATGTAACTCTCGTTGGAACTCATCCCAAGAGTAATCATGTCCTATCTTATCTTTTAAGTAATTCCAAGATGCTTTAGCTTCATCACCTATGTATGTTCCAGGATGGAATAAAGCTTTCTGGTCATACTCTTCACCAACTTCTTTAGCTACATTAGCAAAGGTTCTACCATTTAACTGTCCTTCTAATTCTTTTAGTTTTCGTACATCTGAAAGAGTTAAGTCTCCTCCCATATCCATAGTAGCTTTAACATCAACTATCTCTTTCTTAACTTTCTTTACATACTCTTCATCATTAGTATTGATATAATCATATACAGACTCTACAATAGTAGCTGCAGGGTTTAATAATGCTTCTAATAAACCAGCAGTCATGTTAGCTAATCCAGCTACTTCTAATGGTATCTGACCTACAGCTCTTATACCCTTATCTAATGCAGACTTCTTGCTATTATCATAGGGCTTACCTGTTATCTGAGAATAAGAGTATTCGCCATTTTCATTAGGTGTAGAAGGAGTATCAGTCCCTTTAGCATCTAGGACTTGTTGTTTTGTGTATTCCAACCTACTCTCCTATAACTTTAAGGGTTGCTTCTCCATTAGCATCTACTTTACCAGTCCACTCTAACGGCTTACCATCCATTGTTAATGGGTTACCCTCTTCATCTACAGGAGGTCCTAGTACATCATTAAATGATACATCTTGTCCAGCCTCTGCTCTAACTAAATGTCTAAACATATCTGTATTAAGTTCATCATCATCAAACATATTAAAGAACTCATAACCTTCATCATATCCTAATTGTGGATTGTTTTTATTGTTTCTAAATACTTTAGCAATGTGAGCTTTAGCTTCTGATATACTTTCAAACATAGGTTCACCTTTCTCATCTCTAAATCCTAATGCTTCATCTAAGATGTTTCTATAAGCACCAATAATATTATTATCATTAGGGTCATCAAAACCTAATGCTTTAAGGTCACCTACACCATAATTCTCATCTTCATTCATTTGTTTTCTTAATGCGTCTTGATTCTTTTGAATGTATGTATCACCTTTATTCTTAATAGCTGTAGTATAATCTCTTTCAGTTTTGTACAGTTCATTTTGAAGTTTAAGTGTTTCTATTGTTGATTTATTAGATGCTGCTTTCTGATTAGCATATACTTCTTGTACTTGTAAGATAGACTTTGGATTAGCACCAGCAGCAGATAACTCTTTAATCAGTGCAGGATATAGTTTATCAGGGTCAGATATGTCATCACCTAACTGCTCTTGTACTGTAGATAAAGCTGTTTCAGCAGCTGCCTTTTCTTTAAGCAGGTCATCATTGTTATTAAATAATCCTCTACCTATTCTATTTACTCCAGCTGCCATTAATCCCCAGGGACCAGGAGCTAGTTGACCCATCTGAAAGTCATCTTTCTGTCCAGCTAACTGTCTTCCAAGTAACTGGTCATCAAAGTTAAATAATTTCTCTATTGTTGCCATTTATAATCTCCTTTATTTACCCTTTACCTAAACCCATACCTACTAGGTTAGTAAATGCACCTGCATTAGCTGCTCCTGTTTGATACTGTGCATTAGCACCTTGACCATATAATCCTGCTTGAGCTACTTGTCCTTGTATTGCACTATTACCTAGACCCATACCCATTTCAAATGGTTTCATACCTGTAGCTTCTACACCAGAACCCATACCAAATAGACTATATACATCATTATATGGTTGTAATCTTAAATCATTACCCATACCATAGTAACCCATACCTGTAGTCATATCAGATAGTCTTTCTTGTCTAGCTCTACTTAATGATTCTACTGCTAATTGATTATCTTCTCTATTCATAGATGTTAGATACTCCATTCTTTCAGGGTTTAAGTATCCACCACCTTCATAAGCTGCACTACCTTGTCCCATACGACCACTAGCAAAGAGGTTATTAGATAGTCGTTGTTCAGTTTTAGCTCTTTCTGGAGCTAGTATGCTTTGAAGGTCAGAGTAATAATCACTACCTACTTTAGAGATATCTCTACCGTAAGCTTCATTAAACATTGACATGCCTTTATCTTTAATAGCTTGTCCTTGTGCAATGTCTTCTTCGTTAACTCCACCTAGAGCTTGATTCATAAACATGTCTCTAAGTTGTATTAACTCAGGACTTAGTTCATAATTAGCTTTATTATTCTCATAGTCAAAGTCAGCAGAACCAAAGTAAGAGCCAGTAACGTCCCAGGGTTTATACTGAGCCTTATCTCCAGCTGCTTCCATCCCTCGTTTTGCTTTCTTTCCTACTCCTGTACTTCCTGTTATTGCTCCTATTGCTGAACCCATTATTTCACCTCTTTTTCAAAAATGTAACCTCTTAATTTAAACCCATACTTCCTTTCAAAAGCTTTCCATCCACCTTTTCTGGTCGTACCTCCTAGTATTTTCTTACATCCTAATTGCTTTGCTAACTCATTCATGTATTTATCCCAATATTCTCCATCACCATATACATTTAAACATACAAACGAATCATCATCTAAATCCCAACTCATGAACCCATGTTCATTCTCAATAATATTATTTGTCATTACCTTGTGACTTCCTGATTTCTTTAGAAATCTTTCAGCTGTCTCTTTATCCAATGTGTCTCCTTTACCAAGAAATCTTAACTACACCTTGTGCTCCTATACCACCTCTCCAAGAATATGGATTAGACCTATCTCTAGACCCAGCTCCACCACCTCCAGCAGCATAACCAGTAGCATTTTGTCCATGTGTATAAACACCACCTGCACCACCAGTACCTGTACTATACTTACCATCTCCACCTTTACCACCTATGTGACTTGCATGGTCTCCTCCACCACCAGATGTTGCAGTAGCTCCTTTATTACCTGCAGTTCCTCCTGCACCAGAACTATAACTTCCTCCTGCACCACCTACACCTTCAGAATATGATTGTCCTCCTCTACCGCCTTTACCACCATAACCTATATAATTAACACTTCTACTTCTTAGTGTAGAATTAGAACCAGTAGCTCCATTTCCTCCAAGTCCATTACCTCCAGCACCACCATTACCCATAGTAAATGTTATAACTTCTCCTGGTGCAACAGAGATACCTCCTTTAGCGACTCCACCAGAGCCTCCTCCGCCTCCGCCACCACCTACTTCATTTTCAGTACCACCACCACCTCCGCCTCCTGCTCCTGAGACTTCAATGTTTAAAGTGTATACACCTGTAGGAATAGTAAATGAACCATCAGAAGTAAATGTACGAGAACCTGCTTTATATAATAAAGACCTCCATGTTCCTGATACTTTAATAAATGCATCTTTACAAGGTCGCCAAGCTCCAGCTACTTTAACATATAACTCTTTAATTTGTTTGTAACCACTCTTATTTATATACAAACTCATGCTTAATACCTATACCAAATATCACCATCAGAACCTCCACTAGGACTACCAGTAGAAATGAATTTATCATTGGTAGCATTAGAACCTACTACATGTCCATTAACAGTAGTATCAGCAATTGTACCTCCTGTAATAGCAACTGCATCAGCATCTTGTTGTGACATAGTTCCTAAAGCTCCTGCTACTCTATCCACAAAAGCAGTAGTAGCTAACTGAGTTGTCTTTGTTCCTTCTACAGCAGTAGGAGCAGTAGGTACACCAGTAAATGCTGGTGAGACTATATTAGCTTTACTTGCAACAGCTATAACTAAGTTATTAAATTCAATATCAAACTCCGAACCTCTAATAATCTTATCATTATCTGTATCTGGTAAAGAGTCCTTTCTTAAAAAGTTTGTTGTTTTTACATAATTACTCATTAGCTTCTCTTCCCTGTTTTTAAAAATATATCAATCTTTTGAACACTGATTAGTTCATCACGAATTGTAGCATCTAAACCAAAGTAGAATGATTCACCACTACCACCTAAAGGTATCTTAATTCTATGTACACCAATACCTACTGAAGCATACTTACTTACACCATATAAAGATGTAGGAGCTGAGTACTTTGGATATATACCTGTACCTAAATCTCTATCTACTACAACCTTTCTTGGATTCCTTGTATAGTCATAACCATACTTCATAACAAAGTCTTGTTGTTTAGCACCTTCAATAGTTAAGGTAGCTCTCTTAGCAAGTTTACTAAGTATCTGCCCTTGTCCACCTAAATCAGAACTAGCTGACTTATAGTTCATATCAAACGTAGTCTCTCTATCTTGTAGTCCTGTGTACTGAGCTACTCCTCCAGTTACACCTAAAATTAATCCATACTTCTCTCTATCATCAAAGTATGCATTAAATAACTCTCCATTAGCTAATGACCATGTAGTACATCTAGCACTACCATTCTCTAAGGGCATTCTTAAATCTAAATATATTATCTTTTTGTTTAAAGGTAATGTAACTACATAGAATGCATCATCTTCACAATACCCAGCTCTTATGTTTTCTAGATTAGTTTCATAGTCTAACCATCCTGTCATCTCATCTCTAATATTAAGAGTAAGTTCTCTCATTGGCATAGACTTCTCTTGTACAGTTCTAGAGAAACTTCTAACACCTGACTTAGACATGAAGATTAAATCCGTACCAGTGGCTTTTATGGAGTCCCTAGATAGACATCCTACACCAGTAATAACATCTTCTAATGACATAGTATCAGGATTCTCTGCTCCCTTATAAATAACTATGTTATCTTTACAGAATATAACTAAGAAGTTATTGTGTTGTGCTAGTCCTACAATTGTATCATTGTTACCTACAACAGAACTAATGTCAAGTATACCGGCATTGTCACTGTTAAAGTTAGTAGGGTCTAACAAGTCACTATAAAATATAGTAAATGGATTCTCTGATATACCTGCTGTCCATATTCTACCATAAGCAGATAGACAAGCATCAGGGTCAAACGTAGTTACACCTAAAGGTTTCTTTTCTATCTCTGCCCATTTAGTATCTACTCCTGTTACATTAAATGCTAAAGCAGGATTCTTACTCTGTGTAGCTATTGTCCATATCTTTGCATTAGAACCTGCTCCTTCAGGTAGTGTTTGCATTTGCCATCTACTACCTTGTATGTCTACTCCTGATGGAGTTATATCATCTAACTCAGATAAAAAGTTTCTAGTACCAATTGATGGTGCTTCTACTCCTTTAAACATTCTATTGTTACCATTAGCTAGATAAAAACTTCTTCCATCTATTAAGTCATGTCTCCAAATAGATTCTATATAGTTATTACCTAGTGTTGCAATTTCTTCTTCTTCAGAATTTAGTAGTTTATGCCCTTTACGGCTAGTCATTCTACCACCTTTATCTATAGTAATATTATCTGCTTGTGTTGCATAACCACTAGATAACCCTACTTGTGAGTCTTGTGTATTAAGACCTAAGAACCCAGGTGCTAGTAAACTAACTGATTCTAAATTACCTGTAGGCATTAAACACCTCTCCAAATAGTTTCCATAGGTTTCCTACTAGCTTCCATAGACACATAGTCTGCTAGTAATGATTGATATCTTTGTTGTTGGTTACTAGTACCACCATCTTCACCTCTTTCCTCGATAGCTCTAGCTACTGTATTTTCTATAACTAACAGATGAGGTACTAATAATCTATCACCTTCTTCTTTTAAATCCTTTTGAGGACATGTCATATTAAATCTTAAGTGTTCTTCTGCTTCTGGTTTAGGATATACATCTACTCCTAAATTTCCTTCAGGACTAATACCATTCCAAGCAAACCAATATGGAGAACCTGAAGCAACATCATCAGGAGCATAGGCTCTATCCATCCATTCTGTTGTTCTAGAGTTTAACCAGTTCTTATTAGTATAATTGTATACATCAAGAGTTCTAGCACTTGTATCTGTATCTAACAGTTCATAATGAAATACTCCAGGTTTAGTTATTACCTGTACAGTTTTTCTAAGAGCTTCCCAGTTAAATACATTTTCTACATCTCTTTTAGCTACATTTACTAGTTGACCTATTAATGAAGAATACTCATTCTCATTGACAGCTTCAACCTTTTCTTCTCTTAATCGTACTAGTACGCTATTTACTATCTCGATGTATGTCATCTTTACATGTCCCTGTTAAATTAAAACTACCTATGTCTGATACTACTGCACACCACCATTTGCCATTAAAGAAGAATGCTTCTTTTTTGCACTCATTACATATGGCTTTCCCTGGACTTACCATTTTACTTTGTCTGCCCAGTATGCTGCACTTGTCTTACCCTTTGCTATGTTTTTACCATGTCTAGCTTTAAATGATTTACGTTTAGCTTTCATCTTATCTGACTCACCTGCTTTAGGTTTACCTGCTGTACTAGCTCCAGCTTGTCCAAACCTAATAATCCTGTTACGACCATTCTCTTTTATAAGAACTGCATGTGACTTACCACCTTTAGCAGACCTCTTAGGTTTATTATAACCTGAGAATGTTTCACCTGCATGTTTAATTGCCACTATCGTTTACCACCCATTAATAGTTTAGCCATCTTTGTAGCATGATGAACTCTAGGTTTAGTTTTAAGGTTAGAAGATGTTGACTTTCTTTTAGGTTTAGTATGTAATTTAGCTGTCTTAGGTGTATGTCTAGATGTTGTAGCATTACCTGTACCCATTACAGTTTTACCTTTATGTAAGTTACCTGCTTTTCTTACAGGAGTTCCAGCCTTTACTGTAGGTGGTTTCTT